GTTCTTGGAATAAAAAGTGTTAATGGCTCGGTAGTTGAAACACAATGGGAAACTCCTATTGCAATTACAGGAGTATCCTCTATAGAGGGAACTTCTGATGTTACAGGTAAAATAATTTTTAGTGGATTAGGTGTTTCTCAAAATGGTAACACTTTTACTTTTAATGGAGGTAGCAGTGGGGTGACTGATGTTACTGCAACAACACCACTATCAAGCACACAGGGTGCAACTCCTAATATTAGTATATCTGAGTCAGATGAAAACACAAACGGATATTTATCATCAACAAACTTTACTGCCTTTAAAGCTAAACAAGCTGCTTTAGTTAGTGGTTCTAATATTAAAACCGTTAACGGAAATAGTCTTCTTGGTAGTGGAAATTTAGCTATTACTGCTACTGCAACACCGGGTGGTGCAGTATCTAATATTCAATTCCATAATGCAAACGGATTGTTGGATGGTGATAGTCAATTCACTTACAACTTAGATTCAGTTAACAAAATTGCTACGGTTAAAATAGGTAATGAAACAAGTCCATCTGAAACATATGGAGTTTTAAGACTTGACGGAAATCTTAATAGTGAAGGTGGTAGAGTTGAATTTAGAACAGGAGCAAGTAAAGCAGGACCGGCACAAACAGTTACTGTTAAAGCACCGGATGCAGGGGTTGAACAAGTAATTTCATTACCTGAAACTTTACCTACTGCAACAACTCAAGTGTTAGGTCTTAAAGCAATTAATGCAACAGACATAAGAACTGAATGGGTAGCAGCAGGAGGTACATCGCTACCTTATACAAGTTATGAAGCTAACTTTTCAGTAACCGCTAACACTGTATCGGAAAAAGTATTAAGCAATACAACAGGTTTATTTTTTGGTTGGATTGATAATACTCAAGGACAATTAATAGTAAAGATGGGTGGACTTCAGAAAGAGGTAGACGTGCTAGTATTGTTAAATGGGTATGGTGGTAAAGGTCAGGTTGTTCAGTGTTTCTTTGGAGGTTATAACAAATCTCAAGCAGAGATTACTATTGATATAATGGACCAAAACTTTGTAAATCAAAACCAAGACATTACACAAGGTAACATTGAAATTAGAGTATATTAATGGATATTAGAAAAATTTCAGTAGGACCTGATTATAAGTCAGGAGCAATGCACTATTTAGTAGGGCAAGTTATTTTGAACGGAAGTTATGTTATACATTTAATTAAGTATGATATTGATAGAGACTCTATCTTAATATACATACAAAACGATGATGAAGTTTTACTTTGGAAAGAGTTTACTTCTACTATGCCAATATCGGTTGAGTATAATATAAACTTTTAATAAAATGTCAGAGCAGGAAAGAAAAGAACTTGAAAGTAAAGTATCGGTTCTAAAAAAACAGAAAGAAGCAACATCAGATTGGATGGAGCAAATGTCTATTGCTGATGACATTCACAACATTGAAATGAAATTAAATGGAGTCAAGCCAACTGATTCACATATAGATTGTATTGGTTGTGGCTCATAAATTAAATTATGAAATCACCAACATCTTTTATTGTAAGACCTGTAAAAGGGAAGAGATACGATAACACTAAAACCTACGGAGATATTGATTTTATAATTAGCACATCTCAAGAGGATTCAAGATTTTCAAATCGTAAAGCGGAAGTTGTAGAACTACCAATAAACTATAAGGGACCTATAAAAGCAGGAGACACCCTTCTTGTGCATCATAATGTTTTTAAATATTATAATGATATGCAAGGGAAAATTCAAAGTGGGAGAAGTTATTTTAAAGATGACTTATTCTTTATAGACGAAGAACAATATTTTGCTTATCATAATGGTAAGAAGTGGAATGCAGTAAACAGATATTGTTTTGTAAAACCTATTCCTGTTGAGGATAGCTACATATATAAACCATTAAGCGAGGAACCTTTGATAGGTATGATTAAGTACCCTAATAAGTACTTAATGCAACAAGGAGTAAACGAGGGTTGTAAAGTTACATTTAAACCTGAAAGCGAATATGAGTTTCAAATTGATGGGGAAAAGCTTTATAGAATGTTTGACCATCAAATAACAATGATGTTATGAGTTATATTTATTGGGAAGACGAATGGAACGAACACGATGGTTCTCCAATACCTATTAGAAAGTCTAAAAGAATTAAAAATGAAATCAAAAGAAATAAAATTAAAAATAATAGAAGCAGGTCACAGAGCGGTAGAACAACTGATAAAAGTAGCGAAGGAAGCGATTATTAAACACGACCCCGAAGATGATTTATCTGCTGACAGATTAAAGAATGCAGCAGCTACAAAGAAGTTAGCCATATTTGATGCGTTTGAAATTCTAAATAGAATTGAATCTGAAAAAGAAGCTATTGAGTCATTAGAGAGAGGAGTTAATAAAACTGATACAAAACAAGGATTTGCAGAAAGAAGGTCTAAATAAACTATTTAATGTACTTGATGGTATTGTACCTAAAAATGTTTTAACGTCTAAGAACAAGGCTAAAACGTGGGAATACGGGTATAATCAAAAGTATGATTTTATTGTTATATCTAAGACCGGTCAAATAGGTGATATAATTACAATACAAGGATTAAGAATTGCACTTCCAAAAACACCCAAAACTGTATATCAAAGAAGTAAGAAAAAATCAGAACAATATTGGGAAAGAAATATTATCCCCAACGCTTTAAATAAAATAAATTCTATATTTCAATGGAATGAAATGGCATCAGAGTTTAAAGACCGGTGGGTTGATTACATAGAGCAGGAGTTTGAAAAAAGAGAGGAAGGCTTTTGGTTTATGTCAAATGGAATTCCTACATATATAACAGGTGCTCACTATATGTATCTTCAGTGGACTAGCATTGATATAGGTTATCCTGATTTTAGAGAAGCAAATAGATTACTTTATATTTTTTGGGAAGCCTGTAAAGCGGACAAAAGAAGTTTTGGAATGATTTATTTAAAGATAAGACGTTCAGGTTTTTCTTTTATGTCTTCATCTGAATGTGTTAATACAGGTACACTTGCTAAAGATTCAAGGGTGGGTATTTTATCTAAGACAGGTTCCGATGCTAAAAAAATGTTTACAGATAAAGTAGTTCCTATTAATAGTAGATTACCCTTCTTCTTTAAACCTATTATGGATGGTATGGATAAACCTAAAACAGAATTAGCGTTTAGGATTCCCGCATCTAAGATTACAAAAAAAAATATGTTTGATACAACCGATGATGAGTTGTATGGATTAGATACCACTATAGATTGGAAAAATACTGATGACAATAGTTATGATGGTGAAAAGCTTTTGTTATTAGTTCACGATGAAAGTGGTAAATGGATAAAACCAAATAACATTCTAAACAATTGGAGGGTAACTAAAACTTGTTTAAGATTAGGTAGTAAAGTTATAGGTAAGTGTATGATGGGTTCAACATCTAATGCTTTAGATAAAGGAGGAGACAACTTTAAAAACCTATATACAAATTCAAATGTATTATTACGAAACGCAAATGGTCAAACTAAAAGCGGAATGTATTCACTTTTCATCCCTATGGAATGGAATATGGAAGGGTTTATTGATAGATATGGAATGCCTGTTTTTAGAAATCCTGAACAAGGGGTCGAAGGAATAGATGGTGAAGCAATATATCAAGGTGCGATAGATTATTGGGAGAATGAAGTTGAGTCTTTAAAGAAAGACCCTGATGCATTAAATGAATTTTACAGACAATTTCCTAGAAGTGAATCACACGCATTTAGAGACGAAAGTAAACAATCAATATTTAATCTTACTAAAATATATCAGCAGATAGATTATAATGATTCTTTAATAATAGACCATCACTTGACTAGAGGTGATTTAGTTTGGAAGAATGGAATAAAAGATTCTAAAGTTGAATTCACACCAAATCAAAGAGGAAGGTTTTATGTTTCTTGGACCCCATCTAAACAATTACAAAATAGAATAGAAATAGTTAATGGTAAAAAAACTCCGGGAAATAAACACATAGGTGCATTTGGTTGTGATAGTTATGACATATCAGGTACTGTTGGTGGCGGTGGTTCCAATGGAGCACTTCACGGATTAACTATGTTTAATATGGACGATGCACCTAGTAATGAATTTTTCTTAGAATATATTGCTAGACCACAAACTGCTGAGATATTTTTTGAAGATGTTTTAAAGGCTTGTGTGTTTTATGGAATGCCTATTTTAATTGAAAATAATAAACCAAGATTATTATATCATTTTAAAAACAGAGGGTATAGAAGTTACTGTATGAATAGACCTGATAAACATTACAATAAATTATCAAAAACAGAAAAAGAATTAGGTGGAATTCCTAACTCAAGTGAAGCAGTGAAACAAGCACACGCTTCTGCTATAGAATCCTATATAGATGCAAACATAGGAATGAAAGAAAATAACGAAATGGGTGACTGCGTTTTTACAAGAACTTTAGAAGATTGGGCAAAATTTGATATTAGCAATAGAACTAAGTTTGATGCTAGTATATCTTCGGGTTTGGCGATAATGGCTTGTCAGAAACACCTATATATACCGCAGCAAAAAGTTTCAAAAATAAAGATTAACTTTGCAAGGTATAGTAATAAAGGTACAATAAGTGAAATTATTAGATGAAGAAAGTAGACATTAACATATCATCTACAGG